GGTGTGTTACCTGCACCTGCATTCTTGGCGGCTTGAATAACTGCCTCACGCCACTCATCGCGCAGAGCTTTGCGTTCTTCTTCTGACAGTTTCTTGAACTTAGGCTTGCCTTTACCGTCTTTACCTGGCTTGCCCTCGCCATCACCGTCTTCGCCTTCCTCGCCATCGCCTTCCATGTCCAGGTGATCGTCAAGCGTCATTTGTATAACTGTGGCATTGGCCATTAAGTCATCATATACTTCGTCGGCAGTCTTGCCTTCATACTTACGGTCTGCCAAGATTGGTACTGTGGTAATTGCGGTACCAACACCTTCGCGGATTAGCATGTTGTTGATAACATAGTCACCTGCCATGTTCCAAATTTGTGGCTCACGGTCTCCGCGGCGTGTCATGTGATCAAAGATAATGTGTCCAAGTTCGTGACCAAAGCCAAAAATCATTTCACCATCTGACAACTTGCTAACGAACTCCGAATTGTAGTAAAACTTGCGACCGTCTGTTGCAATAGTCTTGCACCATTCAACTTCTTCCAACTTTAGACGTGTCGCCAAAGGACCCCAGAAGGGATACTTCAAAAGCATAGCAACACGGCTTTTAACTAGTTTATCACGAGCAGGCAATTTAGACATTTTAGGTGGCTCCTATTTGTTTCTGTATGTATCTATTATACTATGTTCTTGGTTCCAGGTCAACCGTTTTTTCTTGTTTATTTTGTGGGCCTGATATATCCCAAATCATTGCTACTTGCGGGTCTCTAAACCAAATATTTTGCTTTGGTATAAAGTCCCAATCCAATCGCTTTAATCCTTGTTCCCTGGCCCATCTGGTAACTTCATTAATTGTGGCTCCTTTGGGATAAGTTCGGACGGACCAACTTTTCCTTTGTTCGCGGAGCCACTCGCTAACATCAGATGGGGTAGGGGGCTGGTCCGTCCAGACCTGGCGGGCTTCTGAGCCGTACATTATTTCTAGTACGGCCCAGTCCCTTGACCTTTTATTCGTCTGTGAGTAAGTTGGCATAGCGTTTGAAGAACTCTGGAAAGTTGGTCATTTTCTTACGATCAAATACAACCTTATAGTTCTTCAATACAGTATGAGCACCCATAATAACCATCTCTGGTTCAAAGTTACTCATCATAAAGCTGAGCCAGTTATCTGCACTCTTGTTAAAGTCTTCCAACTTGCCGCTTCTCTTGCCATCTTCATAACGTGTACGAAGTTCGTAGCTTAGGCTGGTAACCAAAGCATAAGCGGCTGACACTTCCTTGCTCTTGAAGGTGGTAACTTTGCCTGACAGCACATCTGCTGGATCAGGTAAGTCTGCGGCATGCTTACGGTGTGCCATAAACTTAATTGCCATACCTTCGCCAACCAAGCCTGCTACCATATCTGTGTTGGCAGAGTCGGGCATGTCGTCATCCAACATGTCGCTTACAAAACTCCAGGTGCGTGGAGTAGCAAAGGCACGGTCATGTTGTGTAGGATCAAAATTGTACAAGTCGCCTTTGAACTGTTTCAAGAAGCCCACCACGTGTGGATGGACTTCGTTCATAATAGCCCATTGTTCCCAGTCTTCAAAGTCCACTCGGATCTCTAAGTGCATGAAGCGGTTAGCCAGTGGGCTAGGCATACGATATGTAACACCCTTATCACCCATTCGGTTACCTGCGGCAATTAGAACTACATTGCCTGGCAATGTGTATTGTCCAACCTTGCGGTTAAGAATAAGCTGGTAAGCCGCGGCCTGAACAGCAGGAGGGGCAGAGTTAAGTTCGTCTAAGAACAAGAATACAATGTCGTATTCTTTAGCAAAATCTGCACTAGGCAATTCTGAAGGGGTAGCCCACTTCATAGTGTTATCGCCTTGACTGTAGTAAGGGACACCTTTAATGTCCGTTGGATCCATAAGAGCCATACGCAGGTCGACAACAGCAGAGTTGGGCCACTCTGCGGCAACCTGGTTCACCATGTCGGACTTGCCAACACCAGGAGGACCCCAAACAAACACCGGGCGGCGTTTTGCAACGGCGCGGCGAAGAATAGGTTTACACTCGCTAATCTTAACGGTGCGTGTTTCGACTGTATTATTTCCCATTTGGTGGCTCCTACTTAGGGTGTGTTAAAAATTTAATTATAGCAAAGAATGAGGTATTTGTCAATACCCCATTCCGTTGTATTTAGGCAACTGCTTTTGGCAACTCGCGGCCTTCGGGCATAACTTGAGCGATAAACTCGCTTGAGTCAATTTGCTCTTTAGTCATTGGCTCTGGCAGTTCTACAAATTTAACATCTGTACAACCAGCACGGACCAAGGTACGAGTACGGCGCTTGTCGTTAGTGTAGCGAAAGGCACCACGACCCTTTTTGTCAACAGCATATCCAACGTGGGTGAAAGTTTCACCAGCGATAACTTCTGCAATAGCGGCTTCAACGACAGCAGGTGCTACTACAGGAGCGGCAACTACCATTTCCATGACACCAGCGGCACGAGCACGAGCGGCACGTTTACGAATAGCGTCGGGGGTTTGCGAAAGAACTTTAGACATATAAAAACTCCAATTTGTTTGTTGAGTGTGTTATTGCAGAACCGTTCCGCAATAGTGTTACTATACTACAGACCCAGATCCTTGTCAACCTGTTTTTGGTTCTTTGCGTGTCGTTTATATGCAACACGACTCTGCTCAACCTTACCTTTAAAAGGGGTATTTGCAGAGTACAGTTCCACACAACGGCGCTTTGAACGCTCAAGTTTGATTGTGATAGTAGTCCGTTTCATAGTGTTACTATTATATGTGTTTTAGAGCCAAGAGTCAACCGGTTTTTGCACTTTTTTGACTCTTTTTTGTTGTTTTTTGCAACTCTGCTTAAAAAATAAGCAGATTAGTACTTTGTACTACTTTGCTAAATATGGTTATGAATCCACGCCAAATTTTATCAGCCGCTTTTACAGCAAACGGAGGTATTGCTGACTTTAGACCTCAATCAAATGCACTTGTTCCATTGGTGCTACCTGCGCCAGTTGGCACTTCAAACTTTTGGGTCAAGGGTCATAGCTTTCAGCTCAGTGAACGTGTTTGGCAAAACAACAATTCTGTTAAAGTAGTTGGGTTGGTATTCCATTGGTTCCTTGCACAAGATACAGGTGTTGAAACATCTTTAGCAAATAAAATTAATCCGTTGCTTGCATCTGAAGTCTACTATTTTAGAACCACTGACATGGCATGGATGGGCACGGCAGTGACGCAACTATATCCAACTATTGGTTCATTTTTAAGAATTCCAGATCTTACACAAAATCTTACATTTTGGATTAAAAACGATACACCAGTTGCCGCCCCAGAGGTTAGTAATGTTGACCAAAGCTTTTACTGTTCAGTGAGAGCAGGCAAGCCACTACTTACTGCTCCTAGCATCATGAATTCCAACTCAGCAACTATGTCAGATCGTGTAATTGCTTCGAAGATACCTTTGAACATCAGTTGGAGAACAGAAGGTACTAAGTTAAAGTTTGGTTCAACTGGATTAAACTTTAGAATTGAAACGTTAAACAGCAGAATAGATCAAGTTGAAGTAAAGCTCGGCAGTACAAACACAGCACTTGTTAGAATTTAACTTTTGCGTTGAATAGACCTGCGTAACCCATCAAGCCATAGCAAGATATCATCGTTTACTAAACGTATTTCTATGGCATCGTTTTCCCCAAAAATACGGAAGTAACCTGCTCCGTGGTAGTAAGGCCAATCTAAGTGTTGCTCGAGACCAATCAAATGCCCAGGCTTTGGACTCCAACCAGGAGGCATTTGATAAGACCAATATCGAAAGTGTGGTTTCATTAGTTCCCAACCAAAAGCAGTTAAGCGCAAACCTTTTTGCCGTCCTGGCTGGTAGTTTTTAAACACCGTGTATGGTGTTATTTTTGTTGCCTCCCATATATGAGGCACAGGATACTGAGCTAGGTACTCAGTTATCTTTAAAGCTAGTTCCTGACTCATTGATTTTGCGACCTTGTTTGAGTTCAACTACACTAAAATCTGTAGTTTTAAACATTTTGTTCAAACGGTCAGACAAGTTAAATGCATGTCCGGGGTTAGAAAAACTTACCTTTTTATATTTTGGCCCTGGGTACGAAACCAAGCTATTCAGGGTACGTAAGTTAATAGGTTTGTCTTTATAGAATACGGCATATATAGCGTCAGCCGCGAGCACCTCTTCACTTTTATACGTGCGAGGGTTTGTATTTGTTAGTATTATTGTTGGCTTAGGTCTGCTCATGCACTTATTTAGCAAAAGTGCGTATTTAATGGACCTATTAACTACAGCTTAAATTGTTGTTTTGGTAGAATGAATAGTCTTTAGCTTACTGCCGTATGCTACTACACAGCTAATTTCACGATTTTTATTGTCTGTTAGTACAAGAGTCCATTCTCTAGTTTCTCTATTTGCCCAAAAAGACATCACAAACAGATCATCAACTACGCCAGTGGCAATGATATCTTCATTATTGGCATTTAAAGTTGCTCCTACTTCTATGCTAGGGCCGCAAGTCCATTTGCTATCAACTACAACACTTGCGGCCAACACTGGGATACACTTTGCTATAAGATATAGCAATAATCCAAATATGGCAATTTTAGTTATAAGTGGCCGCCAGCCATTGAGTATGTTGTTGAGCATTATCTGAAGCCTTCTGTAATCCATACTTACCACAGAACTTCATAAAATGTGGTCCTACAGAGGGATTACGTTCTTTCTGTACAGCTTCGGCAATGGTTTGATCGAGGATAGCTTTAATATTGTCGGGTTGTGCTGTTAAGTCAATAATAGCTTTGTTGCGCTCGTAATCATCTCTAACCAAATGTTCGACACCTTCGTGGTCGGACCAACGTTGCAACATTAGATTGTTCCACATGAATCCGCGGTTGTTTCTGTCGGCAAAGGCCTCACGGAGACCAACCTTATTCTTTGTCCCCTTCTCACGTACTCCCGGATACGCAGAGAAGACATTGTCGGAGGTGTCGCCACGCATACACTTCTCAAAGAGTAGCCATTGTGGGTCTGGTGCGGCTTTGATTTCACCAGTCTTTTTATCTTTAATAGGCTTACGCTTGTCATCAAAGTATCCTTCATGTGTAGTTAATACGCCCGAGATACCATTGAACAATTGAACATTAGGTGCAATGAGTTGTTCAAAGTCTGTGTCGCTTGAAACGATAATGTGGTTATCGCTTGGATGCAATTGGATCCAGCGAGCAATGAAGTCATCGGCTTCGCATACAGGATTGCGTAG